AAAGAAACAAGGAGTAGCCTCCCCATGAAATTGACAGCGGATGTAGTTCAGGGCTTTGTAGGCAGTGTGCTAGCATCCCGATTTGATGGACAGGCTTCTTCTCCTTTATTTCACAAAGAATGCTGGGAACTGTGTACAGGCCCAGATAAGTATGTGGCGATTGCAGCGCCTCGCGGGCACGCGAAATCAACTGCAATTACTTTCGGGTATGGACTTGCCACTCTACTTTTCCGGGAGCGCAAGTTCATGCTCTTAGTATCGGATACGGAAAGCCAAGCTTCTATGTTCTTGGGGATGTTTAAACAAGAACTACAGGACAATCAGGAACTCATTGATCTTTTTGGCTTAAAGCGTAATGATAAGGGCTTGGTAGATTTCAAGGAAAAGGGTAGTGAAACTGACGTCATTGTGGAATTTAATGACGGTCATAAGTTTCGTATCATTGCTAAGGGCGCTGAACAAAAGCTTCGTGGACTCATCTGGAACGGTAGTCGTCCTGACATCATTCTTTGTGATGATTTGGAAAATGACGAATCCGTGATGAACGCAGATCGCCGCAAGAAGATGTACAACTGGTTCATTGGTGCTTTGCTTCCTTCTCTTGCTGACCGTGGTATTGTTAGGGTGGTTGGTACTATCCTGCACAGTGACAGTTTGCTTGAGAAATTCATGCCCAATCCGTCAGATAAACAGACAGTGAGTACGCCTCTGAAGGAATATTCGCTGCGTAAACAGATGTGGAAAGCGGTTAAATACCGTGCCCACGACAGGGATTTTAAAGAGCTTCTGTGGCCTACCAAGAAAACTCCTGAGCAATTTAAACAGCTCTACCAACAGGCTGTCAAGGATGGAACTACAGATACCTACTCTCGTGAGTATCTCAACTATCCAATTGACGAAGCGGTGTCTTTCTTCAAACGTGGAGATTTCCTCAAAACAACGTTAGAAGATAAAGAGAAAGCCCTCAACTATTACATCACGGCTGACCTAGCTATTTCAGAAGCGGAGCGTGCTGACTTCTCGGTATTTGTCATTGCTGGTGTTGACGAGGATAAATATATTCATGTTAAATTAGTTATCCGGGAACGGCTTGACGGCAGGGACATTGTGGACACTCTGCTCATGCTACAAAAGATGTACAATCCTGTTGCTGTTGGTATTGAGGACATGCAAGTGTCCAAATCAATTGGTCCCTTCCTGCGGGAAGAGATGGTAAAGAACAACACCTATCTCAATCTCCTCTTGCTTAAGCATGGAGGTAAAGATAAGGTTACACGAGCACGATCTATTCAAGCACGTATGCGTGCCCATGGTGTTAAATTTGATGTGGAGGAGGACTGGTTTCCTGCCTTTGAAGACGAATGTTTGACATTCCCTCGTGGTAAAAACGACGACCAAGTAGATGCGTTTGCTTATCTTGGCCTCATGCTTGACCTTCTTATTGAGGCTCCCTCAAAGGAAGAAATGGATGATGAGGAATATGAAGATGAGTATGAACGCAGTGGGTTTAATAATCAAGGCCGTTCGGCTACAACCGGGTACTGATCTATGTCTAATGTCTCAGCTCTCCTAGAGAGCACAAACATCGCTGATACGCTGTCCAAAGACAAGCTCACTGAAATTGGTATGAAAGCCAAGGCAGGGTTTGAACAGGATTTGGAGTCCCGGGAAGATTGGGAAAAGGCAATGGAAGAGTGGATTAAGCTGGCTAAACAGGTCACTGAAACCAAAAGCTATCCGTGGTCTAATGCTTCCAATGTTAAGTATCCTCTCCTGTCTACGGCTGCTATGCAGTTTGCTGCTCGTGCCTATCCTAGCCTAGTACCTTCGGATCGTAAGGTTGTCAAGGGTAGGGCTATTGGTAAAGACCCCACTGGTCAAAAGTCTAAGACGGCTGAAGCTGTCTCCACCTACATGTCTTACCAACTGATGGAAGAGATGGATGGTTGGGAAGAGGACATGGACAAGCTACTCATCATGCTCCCCATTGTGGGAACCATGTTTAAGAAGACCTATTGGGATAGTGTCAAGAAGGTCAATTGCTCAAAGCTGGTGCTCCCCAAGAATCTTGTGGTTGACTACTGGACCAAGAGCCTCCGTGATGCAGAGCGTATTTCTGAAATCATTGAGCTGTCTCCCCGTAAGGTTAAGGAACGTCAACTAGCCAAGCTGTGGCGTGACGTGGACTTGGGTCAACCCCCGTCCCCCATGGATGCCAGTGCTCCCGCTAGCATTGATTCTACGACTCCTTACACGTTTATTGAGCAGCATTGCTTTCTTGAACTGGATGATGATGAGTATGAGGAACCGTACATTGTAACGTTCCATCGTGAGAGTGGTGAAGTGATGCGTATTGTTGCACGCTTTGACACTGACACCATGACCTTGAATGATGATGGTGACATCATTGCCATTGATCCAATTCACTACTACACCAAGTTTGGGTTTGTTCCCAACCCTGATGGTAGCTTCTATGACATTGGGTTTGGTGTTCTGCTGGGACCGATTAATGAGTCTGTGAACACCCTGATTAATCAATTGATTGACAGCGGTCATCTGCATAGTTTGCAAAGTGGTTTCTTGGGTAAAGGCTTGCGCCTGCGTATGGGTGAAACTCGGTTTTCTCCGGGTGAATGGAAAACTGTGAATGCTATGGGTACTGACCTGAAGCAGCAGATTCTTCCTCTCCCTACCAAGGAACCTGCTAAAGTCTTGTTTGAACTGATGGGCTCTCTAATCACATCAGGCAAAGAGTTGGCGTCAGTGGCGGAGATATTTGTCGGAAAAATGCCCGGACAAAACACTCCTGCCACTACAACCATGGCAACTATTGAACAGGGTATGAAGGTGTTTACTGCTGTTTACAAGCGTATCTACCGTGCTCTTGATGAAGAGTTTGCCAAGCTGTATCGCCTCAATTCGATTTACCTTGACCCACAAACGTACGTTGACGTGGTGGATATGGAGGTTGGTCCTGATGACTTCAACCTCAAAAATAACAACATTTACCCCGGAGCTGATCCTACAGCGGTGTCTCAGACTGAGCGTTTGCTCAAGGCACAAGGACTAATGGAGCTGCTTCCTTCTGGTGTTCTCGATCCTGTGGCTGTTGTCAAGCGTGTCCTTGAGGCACAAGAACAACCCCAGTGGGAACAACTGATGATGAAACAGGTTGCTGAAACTGGACAACTTCCACCTAAACAAGACCCCAAGCTGCAAGAAATGCAAATGAAGGGTCAGATGGAACAAGCCAAGTTTGCTTTGCAGGGACAGCAGGCTGAACACAAAGCTCAACTAGAAGAGCGTTCTGCCCAAGCCCAGCTCGCTATGAAGGGCCAAGAACACGCCATGAATATGCAAGCAAAGCAACAAGAACTGCAACTACGCGCTGCTGAAGCAGAGCACAACCAACGAATCTTTTCTGCTGAAACGCAGAATAAAATGAATCAAGACCTGATGCAAAAAGAAGTTGCACATCGTCAGAAGCTGGTTCACACTGAGCAGCAAAATGCTGTGAAGATCGCTGCCGCTAGGCAGCAGGCAAAAGCAAAGCCACAATCGAAAGGATAAGACTTGACTAAAAGTGACTTCGTAGATTGGAAACGACATGCTGTAACACAAGAAGTGTTCAGTCGTCTGGAAGGCAGGATTCAAGAGCTTCTTGATTCTCTTGTCAACAATGCAGGACTAGCTCCTGAAGTTGATGCAAGGAATGCAGGAGCCATCCAAGCCTATCGTGATCTTCTGTCCATTGAGTGGGGGGAAGACTAATGATTGTTCCTATTCTACATCGAATTGTTGTACAACAAGATAAACTGGAAGAAACTGATGAGGTGTACCGCAAGGCTAAAGCCGCAGGTATTGCATTGGTGGACCTCGTGGACAAGTCCCGAGAACAGGCTGCTATTGACACTGGCCGTGTAGTGTCCATTGGACCCACGGCTTTCAAAGACTTTGGTGCTGACACCACGGTGCTCTCTATTGGGGACACTGTTGTCTTTGCAAAGTATGCTGGTAAGGTTGTGATTGATCCGTCCTCTAAAGAGCGATATGTTTTGCTCAATGACGAGGACGTGGTATGTTTGCTTAAAGATTAAGGAGCCAAGATGGCTGATGAAATCCAAGAAGGTACACCGGCAGAACTTTCTCCGGTTGAACAGAAGGCACAAGAGCAGGGCTGGGTTCCGAAGGAACAATGGGAAGGTGATCCTGACCAATGGCGTCCTGCTAAAGAGTTTCTAGATCGTGGTGAACTCTTCAAGAAGATTGATGACCAGAATAAAACGATTAAAGAGTTTCGCAAGTCTATTGCTGATCTTGCTAAACATCATGAACGGGTTCGGGAAGTGGAGTACAAACGTGCTCTCGAAGAACTCAAGAATCAAAAGCGCACTGCCCTCAATGAAGGTGATGCAGATGCTGTGATTGATTTGGATGAGAAGATTGCTCTTGTCCGTGATGCACAAAAAGAAACTCCACCTGTAGTTGCTGTTCCAGATGCTCCGGCTGATCTTGATCCCCGGTTTGTTACGTGGAAGGAACGCAACTCATGGTATGACTCAAACAAAGCAATGCGTGTCTATGCTGACCGAATTGGAAATGAATTTGCTGCTCAGGGCCTTAGTCCTAGCGAAGTTCTCAATCGTGTGAGTGAAGAAGTTAAAAAGGAATTTTCCCACAAATTTACCAATCCCAATAGGGAACGGGCAAGTGCAGTGGAAGGAAGTACAGCGCGGGGAGGCAAGTCGAAAGACTCGTTTACTTTGTCCGACGATGAGCGTCGAGTGATGCATCGCTTTATTAAAACGGTTCCCGGCATGACCGAGGATAAATATATTTCCGATCTTAAAGCAATTAAAGGAATCTAAATGACCAAAGAGGCTATTTCTAAAGCGCCAGAGCGCCGTGTTCGTCGTACCCCGGTGGGGCAACGAAACATTCTCACTGTTGCGGGCAAAGACCCCAACTTTGAATATAGATTCGTGAATGACTCGGGAGATCGAGTGCAGGAGTTTCTCGACAATGGTTGGGAAGCCGTGCCTGCGGACAAGGTGCGTATTGGTGATAAACGTATGAACTCTTCAACTTCCCCGGGAACCAATGCTGTTGCATCGGTTGGTCAGGGAATGAAAGCCCATTTGCTCCGTATCAGGAAAGAATGGTGGGAAGAAGATCAAGCTGCTAAACAAGCAATTGTGAACCAGTCGGAAGAAGCCATGCGTGAAAAAGCTCTTGATGGTACATATGGCAAGTTCGAGATTTCTCGTGACTGATTAAACATGTGTGCCATTGGTTAACTCTTAATGGAGAAAATAAATGGCATCTGTTCTCGCGGGGTTTCGCCCCGTAAAACACTTTAACGGTAGTGCTTGGAATGGCCAAGTCAATCGTTATATGATTTCGGCGTCTGACACGGCTGTGACGAACGTCGGTGATTTTGTGCAGCTTGGTGACGATGCTGCTCTCGTTGATCCCAATGGCGGTGTTTATCCGGCTGTTGAGCGTATCGGTAGCGGCACTGCTGTCCCCATTGTTGGTTGTATTGTTGGCTTTGAACCCGACTATACCAACCTGAATGCTGGTAACTATCGTGCTGCATCTACCCGTCGTGTTGCTCTTGTCGCTGACGCGAATGACACGATTTTTGCTGGTAGTCAGGATGCGGTTGGTGGTGTGGTTGCGGCTGCTTCGGTTGGCCTCAACGTTGCTATCAATCTGGGTTCTGCTTCTAGCACGACTCCGTATGCTTCTGGTATGTCGGTGGATAGTTCCACGGTTGCAACGACGGCTACCCTGCCGCTGCAAATTGTGGGTGTTACGGCTGGTGTAGATAACGATGTTACTTCTACGTCTCGTCCGGCTGAGATTCTGGTTCGTGTCAACACCTCTGCGTTTGGCTCGGCTGGCATTGCTGGCGTCTGATTTTAGGAGGAAAACATGTCTGTTATCAATAGTGGTAGTTTCGCAAAAGCACTCTGGCCCGGCGTAAACGCTTGGTATGGCAAGGAGTATGCTGAGTATCCGGTTGAGTGGGACAAGCTGTTCGAGAAGAATACTTCTTCGCGTCAGTTTGAAGAAGATGTTGGTGTGAGTTCGTTTGGTCTTGCTGTGGTGAAACCGGAAGGTTCTGCCATCTCGTATGACAGCGAGCGTCAAGCTTTCATCACCCGCTACAACCATGTGGTGTATGCCCTCGGTTTCATCATCACCCGTGAAATCATGGAAGATGATCAGTATGACGTGGTTGGTCAGCGTAAGGCTCAAGGTCTTGCGTTCTCTATGCGTCAGACTAAGGAAATCGTTGCGGCTAACGTCTACAACCGTGCTTTCAACACCTCCTATACGGGTGGTGATGGTAAGGCCATGATTGTGAGCGATCACCCGAACGTGGCTGGTGGTACGTGGTCCAACGTCATTGCGACGGCTGCTGACATCTCTGAAGCATCTCTGGAACAAGCTTGCATTGACATTGCTGGTTTCACGAATGATCGGGGTCTGCTCATTGCTGTGCGTCCAACGAAGCTGGTTATTCCGCGTCAATCGATCTTTGAAGTGAAGCGTATTCTTGGCACCGATGGTCGTGTTGGCACGGACAACAACGATCTCAATGCTCTGAAGGATTTGGGCATGATTCCTGAAGTGGTGGTCAACCACTATCTGACGGATACGGATGCATGGTTTGTTCGCACGAATGTGAAGAATGGTCTGAAGTATTTCGAGCGTCGTGCTGATAGCTTCGACATGGATAACGATTGGGACACCGAGAACGCCAAGTTCAAGGCCACCGCTCGTTACTCGTTTGGCTGGACTGACCCCCGCGCTATTTACGGCTCTGCTGGCGCCTAATAGTTAACCGCCCCCGCAAGGGGGCTTTTAAAAGGAACAACTATGGGTTTTCTTACTAATTCACCTCTGTTCATTACCCCCATCTCTCCTCCGGGCAGGGATGTTCAGGTAAAGCACATTCAGGTGTCTCGTACTGATACGGCATCCTCGGTAAAGGCAATTCTCCCGGCTGATGCTTCTATTGTGTATGTTGTGCGTCATGGTAGTACGGCATCGGATGCCGCTACGACTGCTACGGTTACTCTGACTGCTGCTAATAACAGCGGTACGGTTTCGAGCAAGGCAGATGACGTTAAGGGTAGTGGTGCTACGACTGGTTTTGTTACTATGTCTAGCCTGCCTAACCAGACTCCGCAACCGCTGGTTGGAGACATCACCATTTCTGCTGTCTATGCAGAGACGGGCACTGCCTCCACTACGGGTGGTCCTTGGAACTACCTCATCGCGTACATTCGCTAACCACACCCAAAGAGGGGACATACTAGAATATTCCATGTATGTCCTCTTTTTTTTTGGAGATTTTTATGGGCGCTTTTCGAGACGCAAATGCTACAGTTTCAGCACACGGAGCTGTTGCTGTCACTGCAAGTGATTCTACCGTTATTCCCACTACTCGTGCTCTGTATGTAGGTACCAGTGGAAATATTAATTTACGTACTGCTGATGGTCAGACTCTAGTATTTACTGGTGTAGCAGCAGGTATTTTTCCCGTTCAAGTGGACATGGTGTTAAGTACCTCCACTACGGCTTCTAACATTATTGCTCTGTACTAAAATGAATCTAGGATTTAATGCTCTAGGACTTCGACAATCGAGGCAACTACAAAACTCATTGAATTTAGATTTTACTTTAGGGAGCATTGATTCTAGACTCACGTGCAGTGGAGGAGCCAACGGCACTGCGGTAAATTCTAGTGGTAATATAGCTGCTGCCACATGCCCCCGGTTCGACTATGACCCGGTAACGCGGGCTTGCAAGGGCTTGTTGATTGAGGAGCAGCGCACAAACTTGCTGCTGCGTAGCGCTGAGTTTGATAATGCGAGCTGGAGCAAAAACGCCGCAACTGTCACAGCCAATG